GGCGAGCCATGTCTTGGCTTGGCGGTCCGGCGATGTTGTAGCGGGTGTTACCAATCAGGATCCGGTCACTTGGGAGAATATCGGTGCGGTAGCGTAATGTCACGGTAACGGTCTGCCGTCCCTGCGTCTGTTCTCCGATGATGATTTCGCCGCCGGTTGAAAATTCCACCTTCGCCCAGGCGGTTGCGAACGATGCCCATGTCTCTGTACGCGATCCATCATTGGCGACGGTATTCGTCAACCGTTCGAAGACGATCAGTGTCGATAGTTGGTTGCCGGTCACAATCGAGGCCCCCTACTCAGCAACATCGCAATTCGCGCAACGGCGGGATTCTCGTTGATGTTTTCCTCTGCCTCACCATACCGCGAGGCATACAGCCCGGCGGCGATCAGCCGAACGAGCGAGAGATACAACGCTGGCAACGTCGCCGCGGACGTATGTTCGCCTGCCTTGTAGGTGATCCGCACATTGCCCGGCTCGCTGTTCAGGTCATTCGGGATCAGCACTCCGTCACGCAGGAAGATGCTCGTTTGCTCACCCGTGGTCAGCAAACGATAGTTGCTTGCGTCCCATGTCGTTTCGGCGTCATTCACGTCGTACACGATGCTGGTCACGCTGGCCACAGGCACGTCCGGCAACGAGATCGGCGGGATCGGAAATCCAGTGTAGGTGTGGACGATGGTCGCCTGCAACCAATGCCGACCGGTCATAAGCGAGGCCTGTTCTGTCGCCGCCCGAATGAATGCTTCGATGGACGTGGACTCCGCCGTTCCGGTGTCGCGTACATGCTCGCGGAAATCGGCAACAGACAACGCGAGTACCGCGCTCTCGGTTACGGTTCTGGCGAGAAATGGGGTCTCCATGGGTTACTCCAAGATGGATTGCAAGGATTCGGCGACGTTCAGCAAACGCAGTTTGCGACTGGCGGCAACCGCTGCCGACCGCATTTCCCGTGAAGGACGCTCTGTCGGCAACGGTTGCCCGTCGGGGACCACCACACCAGCCTCGGTGTATTCGATGATGGCGGCTGCCTCCGGGCAATTCTGAACGATGCACGGAAGGCCAGCGGCCAGATAGTCAAAAATCTTGTTGGGCAGGGCTCGCGTCCACTGGGCATGCGGGACCGGCGTACCGACATAGCCCCAATCGTAGCCACGCAGGGTGTCGAGCAGATTGAGGTAGTTCAGCCGCCCGACGCTCACGCCCTTGTTGGCCTCATACTCGGCACGGTGATCATCCCGGCACGGGCCGTACAGGTGGAACAGGTTGCCCTCTCGGCTGATTTGGTGAGCCAGGGGCAGGTAGTCGCGATAGTTGCCGATACCGATGCCGCCTTCGTACACGTACCGGACAGGGCCGCGACGATCAATGGCACAGTCCGGCGGCGCGGGTATCAATTCGAGCGGAACAGCGCTCGGGATCACGACGCCCCGATGATCCGGCAGCAGTTCGCGGTAGCCCTGCGACGGGAAGACAAATCCATCGACACATTCGAAGCATTCTCGTTCATCTTCCGGGTAGCCATAGCCGCGCCCGAAGTCGCTATCGTGCATGTCGTAGATGACTGGCACATTGGACGGGACATGTTTGCGGGCGATGGTGCCCATGATCGCTGGCTCGGCATGTACCTGCACCATGTCATACTCGACATTGGCACACATGCTGCGGATTTTCGCCGCCAGTGTGTCGAGATCGCCCCAGAACGTGACCATCCCGAGCATCGGAGCAAGGTCGCTGTGGTTGAGCCTGCGAGCCAGGACGTCAACACGATGCCCCGCATAGCCCAGTGCGATGGACTGCTTGAATGCCCGAATGCAGAACGTGTTGCCGATGGCGAGAATGCGCATGGAAACTTCCCCCTTTCCGTTGTGCGTTACGCGAACACGAGTGCAGGCCCGACGATGCGCCGCCCGGTGGGCAGGTCCACGACCGGGTACACGGTGCCCGCGTCGTTTTTCGTGACCACGAGATCGAGGTCGCCATCTGCCTCGCTGCGCATCATGCTGTAGATGCCAGCCGCCAGGACATGGCCAGTGCCGTCGGTACCGGCAGCCAAGGCGTTGACACTGCCTGCCGTGTTGCCACCACTATCCGTGGTGATGCCGATGCCGACCGTAGCCGCATTGGCCAGGTCCACACCATCGGCATTCTGGAGCTGCGCGGATACCGTAATGGCATTACCGGCCTCAGCCCCAGGGGTGCCAAACGTCACGTCGGCGGGAATCTCGTGGCCGTCAACGCGAATAGTCCCCTCGATGTTCAGGCGGTCGCCGCCCTGATCCATGTTGATTTTCGCAGAGGTGAGCATGTTGTCTCCTGTAAAAGGTGCGGGGAACCGGTGAAAGGGGAAGACCGGCCCCCCGCGTAGCCCTTAGGCCATCGTGATTTTGCGAATCGGGTTGTCGCCCGCGTTGACCACGCGGCTGTCCATGCGCTGCTGCACCATGAACAGAATCGTATTCGTGGTGACACGGGTGCCGGTGTAGTCGCGGACCAGTTCCACGTCGCCGACCATGCGCACGAACAGCTTGGACAGGTTGCCGAAAACAATCGGCACCAAGCCCGTGGTCATGGCCGGGGCAAAGTCGGTCAGCACGATCCTGTGACCGAACAGGTACCAGTCCGTGCCGACACGGGTCAGATGCTTGTCGAGCAGCAGGTAGTGACCGTCGCCGCCCTTCAACGGGATCAGCTTGGTGTAGAGCGTGGCGGCCGACATGGCGAACTGGCCAACGGTGCGGTGGAAACCACGCGTCCCACCGATCAGGTCGAGCAGCTCTTCGTCCGTCACCTCGGTGGTGGCAGTTGCCGTGACGCCAGCGGACGCCCCGACAAACAGGCCCTGCGGCTGAGAACTGCCGGTACCAACGGCCAGCAACGCTTCGCGCTTGGCCGCGAATGCCGTCTGGAGGCTACTGGACAGGATGCCCTCCAACAGCGGTACGCTGTCCTGAATGGCGGTCCGCTCCACGATGGTGGCGCTCGCGTAGTTGTAGGCGCTGAAATCCACCTTGCCGAACGAGATGTCCGCGATCAGGTTGGATACGGCGCTGATATCCGTGGTGCCGTCCATGGTCTTAAGCTTGGAATCACGGGACGTGTCATTGCCGGTGCCGAGCGATACGACGCGACCGTTGTCGTCGTTGATCACCGTCACCGCGTTCAGCAGCCCGCCGGTCTGGAATTCGGCGGTCTCGAACATGTTCATGAACAGGTTCGTCGCCGGCGCATTGCTGGTGCTGGTCGTAATCACGCGGGAAATCTCGCGGGGATCGGCACCGCTACGGCGGGCCATGTAGGCCTGGCGCTGGCGGGCCAACGTGATGATCGGCACACTGGTGGACCGGTGCATCTCGAATCCGAGCAGCGGGCTGTTGTCGTTGTTCTGGACGCGCACGATTTCGGCGTCGTTCGGAAGCTGTGTCTTGATGGCGTCGGCACGGGCAATTTCCAGCTTCTGGAGGCGGGCGATGTCGCGGCTCACGGCATCGATGTCGCCTTCGATCTTGCCCTTGGCATCTTCGCTGTCACCGTTCTGGATGGCGCGGCCGAGCGCAGTGCCGAGTTCATGCTGCCGAGCCTGGAGGGCTGCAATCTGTTCGTTCATTTCGATTTCTCCTGTTGGGGATTTGCGGCGCTCTCCAGTGCCGCTCGGACTGTTTGCTCCGTCAGCATTCCGAGCCGACTGAGAGTGATGATTGCCCGAACGTCGTGCTCGTTCGCACGTACACTGGCAGGCGGTTCCTTGGTTGCGTCGTCGTCCTGGCCAATGTCTTCATCCACGTCGTCGTCGTCGGGCATCCGGCTGCGCAGTACCTCGATGTCAGTGGACGTGTAGGCAGGCCGGGTGACGATGCTGACCTCCTTCAACTGCATGCGGTTGATCGTTGCGATCTGCTGCTTGCTGTCAACAATTTCATCGTCCACCAGCGCGATGAACGACATGCCAGTGACGTCGCCGCGCGCGAGCAATGCCCGCAGGTCGCGGGCGTAGCTCGTGTCTGCCGGTTCGATCTCGACCACAAGGCCGCGTTCGTCGTTTGCCAGTCGCAGGGTGCCGGCCTTGGTCCTGGCAAGAGGCTTGGAAAAATCGTGGTTGAACGTTGCCATAACGTCCACGCAAGTCAGGTCGCCGAATGCATTATTGGAAATGCGTTCACGCCAGCCGCCGATGTTGTATTCCGTGCCGGGATCCGCCGGGTTGTACCAAACCACGGCATGCCCACGCCACAGGGGCGCGGCGTCTGCAACGTCTACCAGGGCCAGATCGCTGGCGGGAACGAATCGGCGAATCGTTTTCATCGCGTGGTCTCCTGTTGCGGCAGCCCGAAGAGGTTCGAGGGCTGTCTCGGCTCGTTCTCGGCACCTACCGGCAAGTTGTTCATGCGTCTCACCTCATCAACAGTCAGATAGGCCCCACCAGCCAGGCCCCGCGCCCAGATTTCGGACTTGGCCTTAGCGTCGATATTGACCAGTGCATCTCGGTTGAACTCAACGTAAACGCCATTCTCGCGTTCGTCAAGCGAAAGCAACTTGGAATTGCATTCTTGTTCCCATTGCACAAACCACGGGTCCATATCGCCGAGGAAGTCCAGGGATTGAGCTTCGACGCTGGCATAGCTGATTGCCGCGCTGTCGCCGAGTTTGTAGGCCGGAACGCCCATGATGCAGGCCACGTCGCGGACGCTCTGCTGCCGCATTTCCAACAAGGCGGCTTCACGTGCCGGGGGGCTCACGGGTGTGAACTGTACGCCGCCCTCCAAGACCATCGTCGTACCAATCCGGTTGCCGGAATTGAATTGTTGGACGCCCTGCCGTAGCCGTTGAATGACTTCGGGCTTGGTGTTGGTTGGCACGGTCAGTGTGCTGCCAGGGACACCGCCAGCCCTGGCGTAGGCCGTCGTTGACTGCTGCGAGTAGTAGGCCAGTTGCAGAGCGACGGCGGCATAGGAGAGCAGGTCCACGCCGGTCACGCCGTCCATGGTAAATCCACGAATGTGCAGGATGTCCTCCGGCGCAATGCGCCTATTGGTATCGTTCGCATGCATATAGATCAGTCGTTTGTCGTCGCCATAGGCAACACGGATACCGTCTGGGCGCATGGGGATCAGTTCGTACGGGCGGCGTGTGGTCGGGTCTCGCATGATCATGGCGTACGCGTTGCCATAGCTGATTGCCTGGGCCATCATCGCCTGCCGGAACAGGTAGGCACCGCTATTGGAGTTGGGCTGCCAGCGGATCAGGCGCTGCACCGGGTTGCCGCGATCTTTCTCGCGACCGTTCTCGGCCGTCCGGTATACGTCGCAAGGGACGCGCCCAACGGTCGTGGCAATCAGGCGGGACGCCCGCAGGTACGCGGGAATAGACATGGCGTCTTCGAGGGTGATCCGCTTGGATGTTCCGTCGAATATGCCGATGCCGACATTGCTTCCGCGCCCCCATGGCCAGATGCTTCTAAGAGCGCCAATCATGCCAGTCATTCGTCAGGCCTCCAATTATGTACACGCTCGGCTCTCCCGGTTCATCTGCCGGATTCATCTCGGCGGTTGCCATGGCAGTGAGTATAGCGGCGATACCGTCTATTTTCAAGTGACGCCCGCGAGGTCTTTTCGGCATCAACATTTCGTGCCGGATGTCATATTCGCAGTTTGAGGCGTTCCATGCGAGGATCGGATGCCCGCCGTGGCGGAGTTGCCCGGTCTGTACGAGCATTTCAAACTGGCGGCTGGCACCGTTCAGCTGAATATGGTTCTGTTTGACCGTGACCAGTCCGATATCGCGGCGGGCCAGGTCCCCGGCAACGCCAGACATGAATGCCCGGTCGTAGCCAGTGGCCACCGGGGCGTAGCGTTCGTGGATATCTTCGATGGTTTCCACAACGTCGTCGTTGACATCCCCTGCGTGATCCATCAGCCGGATATGGCCTGCACGTGCCCAGTCGTTATACTGGTCTTGCATGCCTGCTTCGCCGCTTGCCGTTTCGCGTGGGCACCAATACCACAACCGGACGCTGCTGGTACGCGGCCACCAGCAGGCCACTACCGTGTGATCATCCGTCACGCCGCCGTCCAGGCCCAGGTAACACGGGCCATCTTCGACAGGTGCAGCCGCACAGCGATCCCATGCGCTGACACTCAGCCACCGTTGCAATGTGCTGGTTCGCTGGTTCAGGTGCAGTCGTCGGAACTCGCCTTGGCGGCTCGGCTCCGCAACGGCTCGGTTGTATTGCTCGATCATGTAATCTTCGCGGACGCTGACGCCGTAATTCGGATTGACTTTCTGCCAGTTGGCCGGCAAGGTCCAGTCTTCGTCTGGCAACAATTCCCATATCAGAGGCAAGTGTCTGGCATCGCGAATCGATCCATCGCGGTTTTTGCGGGCATACTCAAGCATGTCATTGCACAGGCTCTTACGGTCTGTATCGGCAGTGGTCGAGATCAACTTCAGCGGGTTGCCACGGGCCGCCATGCCGGTCAGCATGACGTCCCATTGTTGGCTGTTGGGCATAGCGTGGATCTCGTCGGCATAAATGATGCTCGGATTCATGCCGTGCTTCTTGCCGACCTCGCCGCTGAGGCATTCGATCTTTGCTCCGGTCCGCGAATGGGTAAGCCGCTTGTCGGTGTGGTGCAGTGTGAAAACGTCTTTCATCCCGTCATTCTGGTTTACGAAGCCTTCGAGAATCCCGTACGTAATGCCGGACTGCTCTTCATCCGTGGCGATGCAGTAGATTTCCTCGGCGTGTGTCGTCGTGGTCTCGGCGATGTACGCCAGCAACGCGTCGATAATGGTGGTCTTGGCGTTCTTGCGCGGGACGTATAAAAAGACCTCGCGATACCGGCGAACGTGATCGCCAGTCAGCGGGTCCGGCGTCGTCGAGTACCAGCCCATCAAGTTCGCCACCCATATCCGTTGCCATGGCTCCATCTTGATCAGGCCCCGAAACTCCTTGGCGTGGTGGCACTGCGTTTCGATGTACTCGATGGCATCCAGGGCAGCTGACGGCACGAACTGCCACGCATTGCCCGCATCGCGGTACGGGTCGTAACCGGCAATCCGCAGGTTGCGCATCCAGTCAGGCATGGCAGGGGCACGGCGTTTCACGATCCGAGTTGCCTCTTTTTTGCGTTCTTGTTGAGTTCCATGAACACCTTGCGCGATGCCGTGTCGCCCTTTTTGGCGAGTTCCAGGGTCATTCGGCGGACCTCGGCCTCTGCCTTCAACCGACCGCGGTCGATGCAGTCGCGGTACTTGGACGCGTCGATCTGGCAGATCGTCGCGATCTCGGCATCCGTGAATTGCAACTCGGCGAACTCTTCAACCTGTTTCGCGATCTCGTCCATTGCCGATGCCCTCCAACCATTGTTTGTGAAACTGGTAAACCGATTCGTCGTTGAACATTGTGAACTGCTCGATACATGACCGGCTTCTAAGGTTCGCCGACGATTCGACTACGACATGCCCTTTGGCGCTGTCGAACGCGAATATCTTTGCGTGGACACGATCCAGTATCACGCGGAGTCCCAATGACTCAAGCGGCAGAATATTCTTCTGGTAGATTTTGGCTTTGTCGGATGCCACGAAAAACTCTGAGAGCGAAAGGGTCACACGAGCGCCGTCCTGAAGCCACTTCTCGATCATCTCCGAGTTGCGTTCGTTCAGGCTCAGCGTGGACAGGTAGGCCTCCTTGACCGGGGCAATGGCGTCCCACAACAACGCCAGGCTGTCGCCGAAAGTATAGCCTTCGATCCGCAACACGCCGTGAACGATGCCGCCCGGCTGCGGGATGTTTTCCGATATGACCGTGACGTCCTTGCAATTGCCGCGGCCTCCCAGCAAACGAGCAACGTGCTTGGCGCGGTCCTTGTTGCGGGTCTGGAGCACCGCCGTGGTATTGACCGCCTTGCACTCGATCGGCTTGTCTGGTGACTGGAATAGCATCACGGGCGGACCTTGTAGCGCAGCTCGCTCGGGACGAACGGATCCTGCGGCTTCATTTGCGGGGCCTCCCTGGGGAACGTGCTGCGTTCTTTGGTGCCAGCCCAAGGGCCTGCTCCAATCGCGTAAGCTGGCTGCTGTAGGCGTTGATCTTCGTAGCCAGGGCCAGCAATTCCGGCAGGTCCAGGGTTGCCGTTGCCGCGTCGCTCATGCTCCGATACAGCAGCCGGATGTCGCAGTAGCGTTCGACGGTGTTCGTCAGCGCCAGCGGGAATGTCCCGCCACGCAACCGCTCCGCAAGTTTCCATTCCGCGCGGAATGCCCGGCTGCGCCCCTTCGGGCAAGTGGCCTGCGCAACCGAATCCCGTTGCTTCCAGGAAGCCGCACCGGGAACGGGCACGACCGGCACGGGCATAGGTTCGAGGTCCGGTGTGTCCACCAGCCAGGCTGCATCGTCCAGCTTCCCGTGGCAGGCCTTGCAGACCGGCATAAGGTTGTCGGCATCGGTTGCCAGTTCAGGTTCGCACACCAACGGCACAATGTGGTGCACTTCCGTCGCCGCCGTATCCCGGCCCAGCTTGGCGCACTCGCGGCAAAGCGGTTCGGCATCCAGCACGGCCAGTCTCACACGCTTCCAAGCAGCACTACCGCGAATCGTCGCAGCTTCCGCCTCGGTAATCTTCCTCGTTCGCTTTTCTCTCGGCATCGCATTCGCCCTTTCGATGTACTGCAAGCTACCACCAATCCCGCCACCGGTCAAGCCCAAAAGCAAATCCATTAGTTTTTTCGTGACAC